GCGTTTCGAGGAGCTTGTTAGCCAGAGATAGTAGGTTCGCACCTATTTTTAGCCCGCATAGCGCGGGCTTTTTTATGTCTCAAATTTACCTGTAGCCAGGACAGCCTTCGGGAAGGCCTGGACGTCGATAGCCGGATAGTGCGACGTACGGAATCAACACCGGCAGCCCGCGCACCCTGACCTCAAACTTGCTTTCGGGGTGGCGCGAGACTGGATCAGCGAGATCGATGCATATGGGGCGTTGACGTTGAGAAGGCCTTTGGCAGACAGCTCGGAAAGACGAGCGCACCTATTTACACCGCCTCTGCGTTTCGTCGAGGCGGGCTCAAGTCAACGATGTTTCTGAGCCGTTCTTGGTCAGCGGTTGTTGTCTCGGAGGTCGCCTGACGGCTCGCCCGTTTTGCTAGGCCAATTGCGATGACAATCAATGACCGAAACATCTTCTCCCCTTGCATGCATACGGTGCAGGAAAGAAATTGGTCGCACGTCGCTTGGTTCAAAAGGTGACCATGTACAAACAATATGATCTCCATGTTTTTTTATAGATTCGTTGAGTGCCGTGATCAATTCGCTGGCTTTCATAGGATTCCTTGCCTTGTTGGATCTGCGTATTCACTGTGAGCAACTCTCTCGACGATAGCACTCAGCCAACAGCCCGCCACTGCGCGGGCTTTTTATTCCTAACTCCCTGACGGGGAGGAACCGAGATGCCAAACATGCCAGACAAACCAGACACATGGGCGATAGCGCTTGCGTGGTTGAGCCAGCATTCGCCGATCCTCTATGCGGCTGCGCTGTCCTGCGCTATGGCAGTCTTGCGGATCACTTACGGCGGCGGTACTCGTCGCCAGATGCTAGTGGAAGGCGCCATCTGCGGCGGCCTCACACTGACCATAATCAGCGGCCTGGACTTCTTCGGCCTGCCACAGAGCATGGCCACCTTTGCCGGTGGCTGGGTTGGCTTCTTGGGTGTCGAGAAGATCCGGAACATCGCTGACCGGGTGACTGACTTCAAGCTTCCCACCCGCAAGGCGGAGTAAGTCGCGACGCGTTTCGCGAATCAGCAAATTGTGTCGCGACACGCGACGAGGAGAGCAGCATGGATAACCAGCACAAGAAGATCACCGGCTACCGCGACCTGACCCAGTCCGAAATCGACGGCATGAACTCGATCAAGGCTCTTGAAGCTGACGCCGGCGAACTGTTCAAGCAGATCGGCCAGATTGAAGGCGTTGATCCGCGACTGCTCGCGTTGGCCAAGACCAACTTGCAGCAGGGCTTCATGTGGTTCGTTCGCTCGATCGCCAAACCTGCTGATCCGTTCAGCTGATGAGCAACATAACTCGCCTGCGCCACGCGCTGCCGCTGAGCCAGGACATCAACAAGGCGCTGACCGAGTTGGATAGCGCGATCGCCAAGGCCGTCGACGCCGCCAAGGCTGCCGGACTTCCACAGGGGCTGATCGTCGCCGAGCTGCACGGCCACGCCCACGCACAGACCCACAACATGGTGAAGGCATGACTGCAAAGCTCGTTGAGTTCAAGCGTGAGGGTTGGCGCGACGCCGCGAAAACCCTGCGCAAGATCGCAGATGACCTCGATGCCGGCGTGCATCCGGAATGCACTGTAGGCGCGCTGACCCTTATGGGGCCGAAAGGCGAAGTGACTGTGTTCGGGCTCGGCCCAAAGTGCGACGACCTGCAATGCTTGGGTGCAATGCGCCTGGGTGAGCAGAAGCTGATTGATGTGCTGCTGGATGATGCAGCGAATTGAAGTGATGCCATACTGATTTTTCACTTGATCAGGAGGCAGCATGGAGCATCTACCGGTTACTGAGCGGCAAGCCGATTTGGTAAGACGTGCACCGCAAGAGATTGAGACAATAAAAGAGCATGCACTTTTTGTTTTTGACAGGCTTAGAAAACTTCTGTCCGAAAAAGACGTACAGGAGACTTGGGGGTTGTCTCTGCAATCGCAAGGCCATGGGCCGTCTGCGGAAATACTGACCCCCTTCGGCCCAATCAGGATGGATCTTGTTCCATTTGTAAACGATCATGGTGTTCAGGGTCGGTATGTAATCGAGAAGCAAGGCGTTTCCGAAACAGGTCAATCTGTCTGGCGCAGAATATGGTTGCTTAGATTGGATGTTCAAGGACGAGTTTTTCAGGGGGATGAAGCAACAGTGTCCATACCATCTCGTCAGCGTTTTCCAGGTGCAGACAACGACATCGTTTCGCTCGCTCTTTCTATTCTTTATGCGGCAGGCAAAGAGTCTTAGCGTCGAGAAAAAATCCAGGCCCCGCCAATTGCGGGGCTTTTTTTTATCTGGAGTTTCACATGACAACCAAGCAACCCGACTGGGAGGCGATCGAACGAGCCTACCGGGCTGGTCTGCTTTCCCTGCGTGCCATCGCTGATAAGTTCGACACCAACGAAGGCACGATACGCAGCAGAGCAAAGAAGCACGGCTGGTTGCGTGACCTCACTGAGCAGGTACGCGCCGCAACGAAAGGAAAGCTTTCACGCGAAGTTTCACGCAGTGACGTCACGCAGCGTGATGTGCGTGAAGATGCGCAAATTGTTGAGGAGGCTGCAACAGAGGCGGCTTCCGTTGTGCTGGCTCACCGTGTGGATCTTGCGCAGTGGCGATCCATCTCGAACAAGCTGCGTGAAGCGCTGCAAGACATCGAAGTGACCGAAGACAACATCGGCGACTTCTCCCGATCGCTCAACGCAGGCGTCGACGCTCAGCTAAAGGTCATCAAGGGCGAGCGACAGGCCTACAACCTCGACACGGAAGAGGGCGACAAGACAGTCGACACCCTGGCCGCGATGATGGACGAACTATCGAAGGACGCCTGACATGAAGCCCGAGCACATGAAGCTGCTCCGGGATAAGCGTTGGCGGCTGAACAATCTCTACTTCATCACCGACAAGCAGGGCAAGAAAGTACGCTTCCGGATGACGGACGAGCAGATTGAATACTTCGACGGGATGCATACCCGCAACATCATCCTCAAGGCTCGCCAGCTCGGCTTCACCACTGAGTGCTGCATCATCCAGCTGGACGCTGCTCTTTTCGAGTCGGCCAAGTGCGCGCTGATCGCCCACACCCTGAACGACGCCAAGCGCCTGTTCCGCGAGAAGGTGAAGTACGCCTACGACAACCTGCCGAAAGAGATCCGCGCCGCGAACCCTGCGAGCAACGACGCTGCCGGCGAACTGGTGTTCAGCAAGGGCGGCTCGCTCTACGTCAGCACGTCCTTCCGAGGCGGCACGTTGCGTTACCTGCACGTTTCCGAATTCGGGAAGATCTGCGCCAAGTTTCCGCACAAGGCGCGCGAGATCGTCACCGGTGCCTTCGAGGCGGTGGCAACTGACTGCTTCGTCACGATTGAATCGACGGCGGAGGGTCGGGCCGGCTACTTCTTCGACTACTCACAGAGCGCGGAGAAGCAGCTGTTGTCCGGCGCGCCGCTCGGCAAGCTGGACTGGAAGTTCTTCTTCTTCAGCTGGTGGAAGAACAAGGCCTACTGGCTCGACCCGGCCGAAGCGGTCATCCCGCAGCGCCTGACCGACTACTTCAACGAACTGTTCGCCAAGCACGGCATCGACACCAACCCGGGCCAGCGCGCCTGGTACGCCGCCAAGGAGAACACCCTCGGCGACGACATGAAGCGGGAATACCCGTCTCTGCCGGCCGAAGCCTTCCAGCAGTCGATCGAGGGCGCTTACTACGCCCAGCAGTTCACCAAGCTGTATGCCGCTCAGCGCATCGGCACGCTGCCAGACAACAGCCACCTGCCGGTGATGACCTTCTGGGACATCGGCGTCGGCGACTCCACGGCCATCTGGTTCGCGCGTCAAGTCGGCAGCGAGTACCACGTGATCGACTTCTATCAGAACAGCGGGGAAGGCCTGCGGCACTACATGAAGGTGCTGAAGGACAAGGGCTATACCTACTCCGAGCACTGGGGGCCGCACGACATAGACAACCGCGAGTTCGGCAGCGATGCCAAGACCCGCCGGGAAATGGCGCGCGAAGGCTACGAGATCGACGGCCAGCACTACCGCATGACGTTCCAGGTCGTGCCGAAGATCGGCGTCGACGACGGCATCGACCAAGCGCGTGAAATCCTCGCCCACTGCGCCTTTGACGAGGCGAAGTGCGAAGAGGGCATCACCGCGCTGGAGAACTACCGCAAAGAGTGGGACGACAAGAAGGGCTGCTGGAAAGACCGGCCGCTTCACGACTGGGCGTCTCACCCGTCCGATGCATTCCGGTACTTCGCTGTCGCCAAGAGCGCAAGGAAGCCGGTCAAATCAATCAAAATGGGATTCGCACGCTAATGGCAGACGTCACCTATACCCGCCCGGAATACGACGCGGCACAGTCCCGTTGGCGGCTGGTGCGCGACGTTTGCAAGGGATCCGAGACTGTAAAGGCTCGCGGCGATGTGTATTTGCCGAAGCCCAACCATCACGACACCAGCCGTGAAAACGTCGAGCGGTACAAGTCCTACAAGCAGCGGGCAGTGTTCTACAACGCTACGGGGCGTACGAAACACAGCTTGGTCGGCGCGGTGTTCCGCACTTGGCCAACCCTCACTGTCCCCGGCGCACTCGATTACGTGTCCACGGATATCGACGGGCAGGGCGTGAGCGTTTACCAGCAGTCTCAATCAGTCATCGGACACCTGCTCGAGGTGGGTCGGCATGGTTTGTTGGTGGACTACGCCGCAGTGCAAGCCGGCACGGTGAGCAAAGCGGACGAGCAGGCCGGACGCGCTCGAGCGAGTGTTGCGAGCTACCCAGCTGAGTCGATCAGGAACTGGAAGACCCGCAAGGTGGGCAGTCAGCACTTGCTGAGCCTGGTAGTGCTGCAAGAATCCGTAGACGTCGATACAGATGATGGCTTCGGCAGCGAAAAGGTTACCCAGTATCGCGTGCTGCGACTGGATGAGGCTGGCGTCTATACCCAAGAGGTATGGCAGGAGGGCTCAAGCGAAACTTCGATGACCACTCCGCCGTTCACGCCACTGAACGGTGCCGGCCAGCCTTGGCGCTTGATCCCCTTTCAATTTCTCGGCAGCGAGAACAACGACACCAGCATCGATGACTCGCCGCTGTACGACATGGCCGTGCTGAACATCGGTCATTACTGCAACAGTGCGGACTACGAGGACTCGGTGTGGTTTTCCGGGCAACCGCAGTTCTGGATCTCCGGATTGGACGAAGCATGGCGCGATCACCTTGAGGCGAACGGCATTTATGTTGGGTCCAGGGCGCCGCTTACATTGCCGGCCAATGGGTCGTGCGGCTTTGCTCAGCCTGAGCCGAACACGCTTGTGAAAGAGGCGATGGATGCCAAGAAGCAGGACATGGTGTCGCTCGGTGCCCGGCTGATTGAGCGCGGCAGCGCGGTGAAGACCGCAACCCAGGCCGACAACGACAGCGCCGCCGAACACAGCGTTCTCTCCCTGGTGGTGAGCAACGTCAGCGAGGCCTACAGCCAGTGCCTGGAATGGATGGCTGAATTCGTGAATGCATCCGGCGAAGTGGTCTACAAACTCAACCAAGACTTCAGCCAGATCACTCTGGACGCGACGATCCTGGCAGCGCTGTTCAACGCAGTGCAGGGCGGGAAACTGCCGGAGGGCGACTTCTGGCAGTACCTGCGCGATCGAGGCGTGATCAATCCGGAGAAAACGGACGATGAAATCCGGGGAGAGCTGGAAGCGCAAAGCACTGGGCCTGACCTAGATGACGACGAGGCAAACCTAAATGGCGGCAAACCAAGCGATCCTTGATGCCACGATTCGGCACGCCGTCTTCCTTGAGCAACTGAAGTCGGGGGAGGTGGCGAAGTTCGCGCCATTCCTCAAGGAGATCGACCGCTCGATTCGTGAGCGGCTGACCCGGGCGGATCTGACCGATTACACGGTCGCCCGTTTGGAGCGGCTGCTGAGCGAGGTAGACAGCCTGCTGCTGGGCATCTTCGATCGGTACAGTGAAAAGCTGAACCTAGATCTGGTGGATATCGCCAACTACGAGGCGGAGTTTGAGGCGACCAGTCTGACCCGGGCGGCGCCGGTAGGTGTCTCGTTCGATGCTGCGGTGCCTAGTGCTGCTGCAATCAGAGCGGCAATCCTCACCAACCCGCTCAGCGTGCGCGGCGCGGACGGCGGCAAGCTGCTCAAGTCGTTCATTGATGGCTTCACCACCACCGAGCGACAACGCCTCACAGGCGCGATCCGGCAGGGCTTCTTCGAAGGCCAAACCAACTTCCAGATCATCAAGAACATTCGCGGCACCAAGGCGCTGAAGTACAACGACGGCATTCTGGCCACGACCAACCGCAACGCTGGCGCCATCGTGCGAACGGCGGTGCAGCACGTCGCTACCCAGGCGCGCATGGAGACGCTGAAAGCGATCTCTGATGTAGTGCCGTCGGTGGAGTGGGTCAGCACCCTGGATTCGAAGACTACCAGCCAGTGCCGGACGCTCGACAAGCGCCGTTTCAAGCTGACCGAAGGGCCGCGGCCGCCGATCCACATCAATTGCCGTTCGACGGTGGTAGCGGTGACTCGCTTCAGCGCGCTGTTCGCCGAGGGAGCCACTCGGGCATCCGTCGGCGATAGCGGCGCGCAACAGGTTAGAGCAGACCTCAGCTACTACGACTGGCTCAAGCAGCAGCCGGCGGCGTTTCAGGACAAGGCTATCGGTCCGGTTCGGGCGAAGTTGTTCCGTGAAGGCGGTCTGAGCGTCGAACGCTTCGCCGAGCTGCAGCTTGATCGAAACTTTTCACCTCTGACCCTCCTGCAGATGAAGACTCTTGAGCCTCTGGCGTTTGAGCGGGCAGGTATAAGTTAGAATCCATTCCTTGAGCATTGAGGGGATGGTATGAACAAATGGTTGGTGGGCTTCATTGTCATGGCCGTGCTTGGTTTGCCGATAGCTTTTGTTGCCGGATTGTCAGTCGCGCTGTCCTATGAGGGAGGCGGCAGTTCTGCAGAAACATTGAAGACTTTCCTTGGGTCTGTAGGGGATTGGGTGTCGGGTCTTGGGGCTCTTGCCGCCGCAGTTATAGCGATTTATCTCGCCGACAAGCAACGCAGGGACAGCCTGCCCCAAATTGATGTTCGGCAGAGTGTTGGGGCGAGAGATATCAGCATAAACCTGGTTTCCGTAGGAGATCGTAGTGCTCATATTCTGGCCGTATACCTGAGATCTCGAAAGCTGGACGGAAGGGCGCGGTTGGTCTCTTCGAGAGATCTTCCAAAGACACTTGAGTACGGTGGAATTTTGGCAATAACCGCTGATAGGAGCCGCTGCGGAAATTTTTCCAATTTTATTTCTAGGTCCGTTGACCACTGCGATTTTCCGGATTTGGAAATAGTCGTTGAGGCAAGTACAAGAACATTTATCGTCCCGGCTGATCGCGAAGTAATTGGCTTCATAGAA